TTTTTTTGAACTCTTCATACTCACTCTCTGAGTTAAAAGATTTAGCTAAAGAAAAAGTTGCAGCTTGATTAGCAGGAACGGTAACTACCGATACTTCTAACAGTTCTGCGTCCTTGATCTTATATCCATCGGATTCCCTCAAGTATTCGGCGTCCTTGACTCGGAACCCGACAGAAAAAGCTCCAAGAACGCCCTCCTTAATCAATTCTCTCACGTGACCAGCAGATTTGGCAATTTTTGCTTTTAACTGCAGACCATTATCTCCAGTACTAAGCTCTACCGCTCGTCCTATAGGCTGATTATAGTCGTGATTGAATAAAATTACAGGATTGTTTAGATAGTTTTGTAAACCACCTTTAGTCCAAGCAGCCGCTTCGATAATATCTCCTACTCTATCAGTATCAGCCGTACTAGCCATACCTCGAATAAAAATATCATCATCTTCTTCGAATGCTTTAAAGGTGGAGCCAATATGAAAGATTTTATTCATATTAAGTCCTTGTTGCGGCCATTCTCATTTTATCGAGAATTGATGCTGAAGCGACGGAGGGCTTCGGTTGGATTTCATCCCAGCGGTCTGAGTAAATCTTTCGTACAAGTCTTATTATTCTTTTCGTAGTAAGAAGTTTTCGGCGACTTTTGATTGCCTTCAACTCTTTGTTGCACTTTACAACAAGCTCTCTGTACGGAAGCTCTCTGCCCTCTGACACATAGGCATTAAAAATTGGTTCAAATAGCATTTTCATCTGTGTTTGACGATGGTCGCCCTCCTAGCGAAGGATCTACTGCAGATCCTGTTATATTTTGTGGAATTCGAAGATCGTCATGACCATTCATAAAGTCATAATTTAACTGATAACGAGCTTCGTTTGCTGTAATGATGCCAGTATTTACAAGTGTAGCGTAATACGTGGCGGCATCACTAAGCTCCGGCTGAAGTGCGGGAACTCCTGTGATATCTGGCTCAATCTCATAGCCAAAAAATCTTTCGAGAGCTGAGCACATTTTCTGAAGAATTGGCAGTACAGTCTCAAGATAATAAAGACGATGATTTGGTCTAATGTTCGCATTATTCCCGGAATTAAGTAGAATAGGTGGAACCCCTAGAACTTTCAGAATTTGCACTTCGGCGGATTCAATCGACGCTTCGAAATCAAGTTCTTTAAAGTTGACATTAGTGATACCTTCTACTTCCATTCCACCATCAAGAATCATTGGACGACGTCCGCCACCATCTGGACGATAACGAGTAATCCATGACTGAATCATGCGTTCTTTATTCTTTTCGCTGATAACAGAAGGGGATTTGATAACGAGGCCTGGAACGGCGCCGTTCTTGAAGAAGTTATCTTGAAACTCTCTCATCTTTGTGAGTTGCGCCATGGTGCGCCTGGCAGCTCTTAATCTGCTGGTTCCACGATAAATGCTTTGAAAACTGTTCTCTTTAATATGAACAATTTCACTCGGAGTAAACTTAGTATTATGTTGAAAAGTAAATTCTTTAATATAAGTTTGTTCGTCTGGTTCTATTTGAACATAGTTTGCGGGTAAATGATACAGCGCAGTCCCATCAAAATAAGCAAAAATATTGCCGTCTAGAATATAATCAACTATGAGGTTTCTTTTAAAAGTTGATATATCTTGGAATGGGTTTGGTTCTTTGTTGAGAAGAAGTTCAACTCTTGTTCGTCTTACATTCTTTACAACAGGAGTAAGCCCTTTTACTGGCTCCCCTATTCTAAGTGGAATTTCCGATGTATCATCTACTATCATGATTACAGCACGGTTTACGACTTCAAGATATTCGTAATACGCTGTATAATTAGTTATTAATTCTCGAGAAGAAATGGGCCCAGCCCCTTCTACCATTGATACAATAGTAGGTTGGGCTGGATTTAATTTTTCTATCAGATTACTATACCAACCCATATTTCTCTCTTTGAATTCTTACCCAACTTTCTTGTTTCTTTGCTGTTGAAAGTTTTGGGTTTTTGCCATAAATACTGTGTAATTTCATATGATGGGGGTTGCAGAGAGTGACTGTCGCTTCAAATAGTTCATATTTATGTTGCTGGATAAAACGATCTCTCTCTGCAATTGCTTCTTCATCACTCTTAACTTGGCCGTTTAAGCGCTCCCAGGCATGAACCAGTTCGCTTACGCTATAAAAATGATGAAAATCTAATTCTTCTGTTGCTCCGCAAATCTCGCAGTAGCTTTTCTTATCATAAGAGGACTTCGCGGCATCTCTTATGTATTTAATGAAATATCTTTTCATAACGTATTATAGTAAGGTATGAGGTAAAAGTCAAGAAAAATTTTTTCTCGGTCTTCAGAATGTTGGAGCAGCCACTTCAAAACTATAAAGAGCATAACGAATTGCGTCTGCCATGTGACTAGAGCTATCATGTAGCGGCTTTTCTTTTATGAGGTTTGGATTTGGATCCCAGCGATACTGGTCGAGAGTTCTCAATACCTCTCCACACGACTGGTCTACGATTAATTTATCGTTTTCAACTAGAGATGCGACGTATCCAATACCATCAATTACCGACTTCTTCGCATTTTCAGTAGTGATATCATAATTCTGAGCAAAATCATAGCGCGTTTGCGCAGCGGCCGAGTCAATAAAGCAGTAATCCACGTCTCGACGCTGAATAATTTCAGAAATATGGCGAGCGTGTTCTTCTGTTGTACGCTCTGCTGCATAATATTCCTCTAAGCAATAGAATTTTTCGCCATCAAAGGCAAAAACACAAAAGGCAGTTGGGTCTTTAAAGCCAACGTCGATACCAGCAATGATATCCATACCTCGAGTATCAAGACTAGACAAGTCTGCAACACACTTCTCGTAGTCAAAAGTCCATATTTGGCCCTGAAAGATGTTAAAGTCTGCTTCGTATTCCTGTGCAAATTCAGCTGAAGACATACTTTTACGAGCTTCATCAATGTCACTTACCGCAGCACGTGGATTATCCTTCCAAGTTGCCTTTATTGAAGCCCATTCGCTAAACTCATCAGTAAAGCCACGATTGAAAAACTTGCTAAACCAATTATTCCGACCCCGAGGAGTGGAGATAAATAAAGCCTTACTACCCGGTTTGTCGAGTGTCGGCCGAATAGCCACGTTAAAAGCAGATTCACCATCAGCGAGTGCAGCTTCGTCAAATAGAACAAAATCATAGGAACGTCCTACTACTGAATCAATTTGATTCACCGAGCCTAGTCGTATCGTTGATCCGTTCGCCATTTCAATTACACGATCTTTTGCGTTATCTTTTGATACTTCGAGGTCGAAGTGCTTTATTAAGTTTCTTTGTAAATCAAAACTAATCTGGCTAAGATTATAATTTGGTGATACAATCAGTACATGAGAGTTTGGAACAAGCGAAACACACTGAGCAATAATGTTTCCAATGTATGTTTTACCTTGACGGCGCGATAACGCCCCTACAATAAAACGATATTTCGGGTTATTAATTGCATTAATGAGGGCGATCTGCGAAGGAATTGGGTCTATTCTTAATAAGTCTAAATACCCCGTAATCGGAACCTTCAAAAAGTCGCCCTTTATCACTCGATCTACTATTATATCTTTTCGACTAATTTCCATTTAACACTCACAAGGATGAACATTGCATCTATTACAAATTTGAAAGCCAAGAATCTGCTCATATGGGCTTGGATAATGTTGTTAGACCGATTCTACAAATACTTCTAATTCTACCATTCCCATATTTGCCCCCATTTGGACACAGGCATTTATAGCTTCTTCATGTGTCATTAAGAAAAGCTTTTCGTGTCCTCTGACTGTCCAACTTCCATTTTTGTTGTATACGTAAAACATTCACATGGCTCCAAATCACAAATTAAACAAATATTTTTAGCAATCATTTTTTCATAAGGAGTGCTATCTTCACTTAGTTGCTTTAGTTTTTCTTGTCTCTCTTCTTCACGAGCAAGTTCCTTTTTTTCTTCTTCAATAGCTTTTTCTTTTTCTTTAGCCTCAACTATAGCAATTTTGCTTTGTATTTTTGCTAAAGCACTTTCGGCTTCCTCTAATGTGGCATATTTCTGAGCGTGCCCAGAAATTTTCCACAAACCTCTCTTTTGAAATATCATATTCCTCTCCTTATAAGCTCGCCAACTAAAAATAATATGGCTGAGCTACTTACAACTAAAACAAGTTTATAGAGAGATTCTATACGCATCCTTGACTCTTTCATCACGTCACGCGTATGTGCCTGAAATTCTCTCAACTCGTTAAAGACTGTTTTCCATCTTTCCTCAACAACGGCTTCGTGCCTATAAAAATCCTCTCTTAACGAGCGGTGCTCTTTCCATAGATCGTCAAGCTGTTGTTGAGCGCTCCAATCACGATCCTGAGCTCTCCGTTCCAAGTAATTTCTCCATTAGTTTACCATAGTTTCCTTCGCCAAAGGGAGAATTTATCTGAACATTGTTCTGCTGTCGAATGGTATTTTTTGGCTCCTTGCGATGATCTTCAGCAACCTTGTGTGCAAGTGCTAAAATATCAACAAGATCCTTCGAAGAATACATACCCGCTTCTCGAGCTTCCTGTAGTTTGTTCTCGATAATTTCATCAAGCAATTCGGCAAGACGAAAACGATTACGGTAACCTTGGTCTAAGTAGACCGAATTCATGTACTCTTTTACTTCCGACTTTGCAAGTATCGAATGCACCACGTCGGGTGTAATGCCAAGACTAGAAGCGGCTTTCATGGCACATCCCATAGAGAGATATGCATTTGCGACTTCGAGGTTTTCGGGAGCAAGTTTAACTAACATTTAACCACTCCGGTGGAGTTGGCCAGGGCGCATCTTCTATATTCATGTACGCCTGTGGATTTGCAATTATTGGATCTGTCATATCACGAAGTGCCTGTCGATAAACAGTAACTTCCTCATCTTGCTCAACAGTAATTGGAGCATCATGAAGCTGAGTCCAATCGCATCTATATAGAAGCATATCTCTCTCATATCTTACCTGCCAAAGGTATGCTGCACTGTTAACTTCCCAAGCACTTCCAGTCCATAAGCAATAAGGACTTGGGGCAGCAGATCTTGGCTGTAGAGAAGTACCATCCCAATATCTTTGCCGTATAAATTCATGGGCGCTCAACCCTTCAAGATCGTTTACATAGACAACCATATTTCCATCTTCCTGAACACCTTCTTGAGGATTATTCATTGGAAAGGGGTCTGCTACGTTTACAATTTCAGTGCCGTTAATTACAATTATCATCATGGGATTGCTACCTTTGCTAAAATCAGAGAAGAAGAGTTGTTAAAATAATAATAGGTTGATATTGGTCTCAAATAAGAGCTAAACCTTATTGTTGTAGTAGCGCTACTCCAAAAGAAACCATTTATCCAAGTAACTGTTGTTACATAATAAGAATAATTAAAAGCCGCATATACGCTCTGATAATCTGTACCGGTATATAATATAGAATCACTATTACCCGTATTTCCACCAGCTTCTCCAGCTGCAATTATATTAGCAATTTGGAGTACTACATCCTCTCCAGCCCCAAAACTTCCAGAATCAAAGGCTAGTTGCGAATCAACATTATATATTCTCAGCCCATAATTTG